ATATATTCTATATCTTTACTGATATTCAATACATATAATGATTTATCAATAAAGGTAGCATATCGCTTTATCATTCGTAAGCGTTTTAAATCTTCTTTTTCAATGGGGTCAGTTGTAAAAAATAGACAATTATTTCCAAAAACATAATGTAATATTCTATGACTATCGATTCCTTTATCTGCGTCATCAACATAGACATTCATATAATCAGATTCGTCTTCATTTAATTTACATAGATATAAACAACAAGGTATATTTATTCTATCACCATTTTCATCTGTAATATAAGCAATAAATTCATTATCGTGGAACATTTTTGGGATATTTTCATCCGTGAAATTATTTCCATATACTTTCTTTTCATTGATAAATTCATCTAAAATACACCATAATTGTTTATCATTTTGTTTCAAATTGAAATATGTGCTGTCAAAAAATGCGTATATTATAGTATTATGTTCAATATAACCTCTGTAGGCTCCATTAATAATATCATCACTAACATCTTCAGTATAATATTTGAATCTTTTAAAACATTCATTTTCAAAAATGTTACTTGGTTCTTCTTCTGTATTATCAAATGAAGATGTTTGTAATAAAAACCCTGGAAATTCTAAAACATTTTTGTCTTGGTTTTCAGTTATTTGTAAAAAAAACTGTAAAAATGGTTCTTTGCTTTTTCCATTGATATTAAAAATACAAAAACGAACTTCAAAAGGTCTATCATTTTCATTTTTACCTAAAGTGTAACTAAAATCGCGACTTAAATTTTCATTACTCAAATAATAATATTTTTTATTATTGAATTCGTATGATTTTTTTTCAATAAAGAAATGTCGCATTTTATTTGCTTGAAATTGCGTAAACATATCTTTAAAAGTGGATAAATCAGTTTTTGAAAAATCGATTGTTTTTGTATTTTCTGGTTTTGTTTCCTTTTTCTTTGAAACTTTTGTTTTTTTTTCATTGGAACATAATTTATTTTGAACATATTCTTTTTTTTTGAAATCCGTAATGGGCATTTGTAAATTATATATATAATCCTTTATATATTTAAGTTATTTTGAAAAGTTATTTTGTAAATATATTTTTTTATAATTTTTACTAAAATATATTTTGGTAAATAATATAAAAGATAAGAGCATTATATAGTATACAAGCTAGTATTACTATCATACTTGATAACAGTTTTTAACACTATAAAGTCTTACTTTAAAATGTATTATGACGACCATTTTGACCCAACCCAACCAAATGAAATAGGGTTTACTACTTATGAAAAACAAACAATTTATAATAATGAATATGACGATGACAGTACTTCAACAGGTACCATTGTAAATAAAAAAAATAATTTAAAACCATTAGATAAAAATTATCATAAGATTACATTACATCATAAAATCATTACAAAGAAAAATGGTAAACAAAAACCCGATACAGTTGAATTATATGACACCAGTTTAACGCCTGGTAGTATAATTCGTGATGCGGTTACTGGTAGTCGTATGTCTAAATTCAAGGTTGGTTCACGTGATGAAAATTTCTTTTTCAAAACACGTTTAAGCATTGTTGGCACAGATTTGTTTGATAATAATACATTTTACTTTGATAGTCCGGAACAATTTGAGCGTGTAATGTATATACCTATTTCACAAGAAGTGAAAGAGGCTTGGCATTCGCGATTAATTGAAGAAAGATTACGAAGAAGCAGTGAATAAAAAAATACAATATAAAAAAATAATTAAAAAATGGAATAAAAATATTACTATATATAATGTATATAGTAATATAATGAAAATGTTTTTCTTATTATTAGGGTTTGTTACGAAATATAGAAACAACAGTAATAAAAATAAATTATATGATACAAATGAATTACAAAATTATCCTATGAATATGTTTGAAGAAGATGATGTATTTTTGAAATTTAAACCATATTACTTCAACGAATCTGGTTACGACACAAGGTTTAATCTAAAAGAAGATAATGATATAGCACTAGCGTGTATTAAACGATTATATTACTTGAATAATTTGTTACAATATTTACAAAGCAACGCAAATGAACATAAAAAATTAGAATTCATTGAAGAATATAATAGATATAGTGATAATTCTTTTATAGCTCCAGACATTAGTGCTGCTGGATTATTTGACGATTGGAATAATGAGTTTTTATTATGAGAAATAATATAAAAGTATTAATATAATATATAATATAGTATAAAAAATGGATGTGTCAAATAATGAAACTGATAATACAAATGCCACAATAGAACAAAACAAACAATTTCGTAAAATGATACATGATATTCGTAATATGTTGAAATTGACTCAAGAAAATATTACTTATATTCAAAGTTTGGGTGATAAAGAAAAAATGGAAATTATTGTAGAATATGACAAAGTTACCCAAACATTAGTTCAATCATTATATTCACATATGTAATTTTACAAAAATAAATAATATAAACGGTTTTTTATAATATTGTTATATTATTATAATATTATAATGACTAATAAAACGCCTATTTTCGCGATTGCTGTATTTGATAGTAAAAAAATAAAAGGAATTGTATATTTTACTGAAAATCTATCCAATAATACAGTTATTATTGATATACATATTGAAGGATTGAAAAAGAATGGTCTACATGGATTTCATATTCATGAATGTGGAGATATGAGCGAAGAATGTGAAAGTATGTGTGCTCATTTTAATCCATATGGCAAAAATCACGGTTGTCCTGGTTCAAAAGAACGACATGTGGGTGATTTAGGAAATTTAATCGCCAATCAAAATGGTATTGCTCATTATCAACGTATTGATGATATGATTAAATTACGTGGCACAAAAGCAAATATTATAGGTCGTGGTTTAATTATTCACGCTGATGAAGACGATTGTGGTTTAGGAAATCAACACGATAGTTTAACTACTGGACATTCAGGTAAACGAATTGCTTGTGCTATTATTGGATATGCGAAGCCACCAAATAAATAAAGTTTTTATTATATAATGTAAATATAATATATATTATATAATTTATAAATGAATAGTCCAAATATACCTATGAACGCATATATTTTTATTGGTGTAGCATCTTTAGTATTAGCATTTGTTACCGTTTTAGATAATCAACCAGCAGAAAGTGAAACCAGTTCTCAAGGTCAAGAAACATCTTTCACCGATTATTTACCATCATTTAATGGAACAAGTGATAATTCTGCTACCGAAAATCAAGCACCATCTGAACCTGTTTCTCAATCACAAAGTTATGATATCTTTAATACAAATATGAATTCTGACCAAGGATTAGCACAAAACGAATATCAAGTACCACCTGAACCTGTTTCTCAACCAGTTGCTCAACCACAAAGTTATGATATGTTTAATACAAATATGAATTCTGACCAAGGATTAGCTCAAAATGAATATCAAGCTCCTCCTGAACCTGTTTCTCAACCAATTGCTCAACCAGTTGATCAACCACAAAATTATGATATGTTTAATACAAATATGAATTCAGACCAAGGATTAGCTCAAAATGAAAACATTGGTTTTCAACAACCTTATGGACAACAACAAGGACAATCAGCACAACAGCAGCAACCACAACCAGTAACAAATCCTTTTTATGGTGGAAAAAATAAAACTGGTAAAAAAATAGATAAAAAAGCGAAAAAACATAAAAAAACAAAATGTTACAAAGGAAAATAATAAAGTAAATCAATCAAGAATGTCATAAAATTACATAACTTTAGATAAATTCCTAGTAAAAAAAGCATTTATTTGTGGAACATCAGCACCAATTACTATATCATCTGGAACATAATTGTGGTTGTCCTTATAATAACATAATATAGCAGGAATACCATTAACCATTTTTTTTGATTTTAAAAAGGCATAAATATCAAAACTTTCATCTACATCAATGACCGCACATTGTACTTTATCATTTGTTTTATTGAACCATTCATGAACTAATCCTTCTATTTTCTTACAAGGCCCGCACCAATCAGCACCGAATTTAATAATAAATAATCCAGGGTTTTGTTTTAATAATTCAGCAAAATGGTTTCTATTTTCTATTTCAGTCAATATTGGTAATTGAGACATATTGTTATATACTATTATTTATAACAATATATTTATATTTTTTTACTTGTATATATATTTTCTTTATTTTCTACATATTTTTACACAACGGCATTTTTTTGTGCTGCGATTGCGATGCTTGTTCATTGGGCATTTTTTTGATTTACGCTGAACTCTCTTCTTTTGTGTTTTTCTTCCTGGCATAGTATACTATATTATATGTATATAAAAAAAATTATACTAAAAAGGTTAAAATAAAAAAATATTTTCTTTTAGATTTACAAATAATCTTTTATGAATAATCAAAATCAAAATCTAAATCAACAAACACATAATCTAAATATTCATATGTATAATTTACAAGAAATATTAGGATTATTTGAATTAAACTATGATATTTCCATAGAGGATTTAAAACGTGCTAAAAAGAAGGTTCTTATGTTACATCCTGATAAATCCAAACTATCTGCTGAATATTTCCTTTTTTATAAAAAAGCATTTGATATAATAATACAATTTTATAAAAATAATAATAAACAAAACCAAGAAATCACAGAAGAAACCACTAAATACAATCCTTTAGTCAATGATTTCAATAAATCCACTTACAAACAAGTGAACTCTGTTATTAATAAAATGAAACACGACGAATTTAACGAGAAATTTAATCAATTATTTGAAACAAATATGGCTGAAAAACCGAAACAAAATATTAATGAATGGTTCTCAAAAGAAGACCCCATTTATAATATTGAAAAGAATGTTTCTGTTAATAATATGGGTCAAATTTTGGATAATATCAAACAGAAAAATTCTGAAATTATCCGTTACAATGGTGTTCGTGAATTGTATGTTTCTGGTGGTGTAGGAACACGATTATATGATGGACATGATGATGAAGACGATGATGCTGAACAATATGTTAGCAGTGACCCTTTTAGTAAATTAAAATTTGATGATTTACGAAAAGTCCATAAAGACCAAACTGTTTTTGCTGTTAGTGAAAAAGATATCCATAATATTCCTCAATATTCAAGTGTTGACCATTTTGTTAGAGAACGAGGTAAACAACCATTGACACCCTTAGAGAAACAAGAAGCTGAATATTATTTAGCAATGAAAGATAAACAATATCGTGAAAAAATTATGCAAAAAGAACATTCTGCTAATTTGAAATCAATGGAATATGCTGAAAAAAATAAGACAGTTTTGTCTAATTTTTTAAGATTGGGTAATTAGTATTTATGGTTAATAATTTATCGGTAAATCATCTCTTATTAAAAATGCTTCGCCGTTTCTATTCCAACCAACTACTAAAACAATGATTTCTACACCATTTCGTCTTGCTTCATAAAATGCTTCTCTGTATTGTGGGTCTATAACTGATGGTTGAAAACTGGCTACATCAGTTCGTTGAATTACATAACACATTAAACATCTTGTATTTTCATACATATTTTTTAGTGCCGTTAATTCTTTTATATGTTTCAATGCTCTTGGACTAATGGTTTCAGATTGTTTTTTTCGGTATCCATCTGGAAAATAACCAATTTTTGAATTTACATCATAATTATCATAATTTTTGTTTTTTCGTTCTTTTGATGTGATATCTTCATAGTCTGCTAATGGAACATTTTTTATTTCCATAATAAAACGTTTTCCTTGTTCATCTATACCTGAAAAATCAAATCGCGAATCTACTACTCCATCAATAAATATTGCTGTTTCCCGTCTATATTCTTGTATGTTTTTCAATTTTGATAAATAATTGTTTTTCAATGCGTTTTCTACTAATTGTTCAGCCAATTTTGGATAAATTCCTATAATTTGTTCTTGATTTTTTTCTGTTTTTACTGATAAATAAATTCTATATTCACATTTTTTCTTTTGTTTTTCGTTGGTTTCATCAATGTTTTTATCTGTTTTTTTGTTTTTACTTTGTTGTTTTTCTTCTTGTTTTGTCATTAATATAGTAGCACCTACTTCAGCCAACCCACAACAACCCAATGACGCACTATGAGCCAATATTTCGTTTTCTTCAAATAATACATCGGCTACATAGGGTGATTTTATTACTTTTGACGGGCGTTTTACAATTTGCCCTTCCACTAAATTATCTATTTTCATAAGGAGGTTTGACATTGTATGTTGTTATTGTTTTCTTGTTTTGTCATAAATAAAACAAGAAAAAGAATTTCAATTTTTTATCTTCGCATAAACAACCAAGGTTTATCCGCATCAAGCATTAATCCCCTATAATCTACTATTTTTTCTTCAATATCGCTGTAACTTTCACATTGAACTACTGTAAATGGAAAAATCATATACCATCTATCTACACGTTGTAATTGTTTCCAATACATATCCAATGCGTATTGTTGTTTATTATTTGGATTTTTTAATAACCCTTGGACGCTTTCGCGAAAATTTTTTATCAAAACATCATAATAACAATGTTTTACAATATAACCTGTAGTAGTTTGACAATTGGATACACGAATACAATATTCGGTCGTTTTTTCGTATGGAGGAACATTGTTTCCACCAATTAATAAAACATGCCATTCTATCTCTTTATTATCGTAAAATTGTTGTAAACTTGTTAATAAAGTATTTGGATTCAAAAAGGTAATATCATCTTCACAAATAAATACATATTCGTAATTTCGTTCTTTCGCTAATTCTAAACATTTTATGTGGCTCATTGTACAACCAATTGCGCCTACTTTTGTTTTTATAGCATTGAACCTTTCTCCTTGAATACCTATTTTTGCTAATTCTTTTGTAACATGTTCTAATCTATCTTTGCGATGGTCTAAATTAATATATAATGTATTTTTTAGTAATTCCATCTTGATTGTATAATATAATTATATTTTTATTATTTTTCATCTTCAATAATATTATTTCTAACATAAGTATTCATTTTACAAATGTTTTTTAATTCTACATCATTCTTTTTTATATATTTTTCTTTGATATCATTGTCTTCTATATTTAAATATAATTTTTCACTTATTTGTATAGTATCTGGAAGAGTACTTGTTTGTAATCTTGCTGAAACATTTACAGTATTACCAATGACACATAATCTTGGTTTATCTATACCTAATATTCCTATTTGAACTGAACCAATATGAATGCCTATTCTCAATTCTAATTTATAAGACGGTGCTACTATTTTCTTGGTTTCAACTATTAATTTTTCTGCGAATTCTAATATTTCTTTTATGATTATTTGTGAATCATATTGATTATTCAAATCTCCTACGACCATATAACTATCACCTATCGTTTCTATTTTTTGTAAAGAAGAATAATTTTGTATCAATTTATCAAATCTGGTATACATATCTTTCAATATCATAAAAACAACGATATCCATATATGTTCTCGCTATTTTGCTGTAACTTACAATATCAGTAAATAAAACACATACATTTTTATATTTTATAAATTTATTTTTATTATTTATAAAATGATTAGAAAAATTATATGGTAATATGTTTTCTAATAATTGTTCTTTTTTCTTTAATTTGTCATATTCCTCTTTTGAAATATAGATATTATCAGGAATATATGGGATTATTATTGATTTTTCAATTTTTATTATATAATAATTTAATATAATATTATATTGTTTACAAATGTTATAATTGTAATTACAAATCTATTATTTCTGGAATAGCTTTATCCTTCCAATAATGAGTTAAAATAACTACACCTTCATCATTGACTGTTACTGCTTTTTCATGGTCGCTTTCTTGTTCATAATATAATTTGAAATCAAAATCATAAAAATTTGTATAAACAATTTTAAACATATTTGCTGTAATAATATAGTAATTTTTCATTAATTCATCGTTGTTTATTTCATATATATCTTTTAATGCTTCATACATAATTTTATTTTTTGGAACACAACCAATAAACCCTTGGAATACTGTTCCTTTTAAATATGAATTTACTGAAAAGAATTGATATTCTTTTGTGATGTTTTCTATATTGTCTTCAATCATAGCATCACTATCTATATAAACGCCGCCTTCATTATATAAAAAATAATATCTAAATAAATCCGCTTTATGTTCTCCTGATTTTAAACTCCAAAATTTGTTTATTATTAAAGGGAACTCTGATATTGGGTTATTAATAAAGTATTGAAGGATTTCTTTGTCTGTAAAATGTTTATATTCCCAATTTGGTGCTCTTTTTTTTATCATTTCTACAACATATTCTGGTAATTTTTCTTTGGAAGTTTGAACTATGGTTTTTGGTATAGTCATTATAGAGTATTAAACCATTTTATTTTTTCTATTTTGACGTTTTACGCGAGAAAAAATAGTAATACCTTTTCTGTTTTTTGTTCTCCTTCTTGTTGTTTTCGTTTGTTTTTTACCACCATTTTTATCTTGAGAAATTGTATTATCGTTTCTTATTTTTTTTACCAAAGTTCTATTGTATTTTATTATAGGTTTTATAATTTCAAATAAATCTCCTAAAAATTTAGCTTTTTCATCGCTATCAATCAATGAGACAAGAATATTAAAATATTCTTTTGTAGTTTTTTCAATATCTATTTTTGGAAAAAGTTCTAATCTTTTTCTTTCCAATGATTCAAAATTATTATTTATTTTTTTTAATTC